GTATCAGAAGATTTAAATTTACCTACTCCGATAACTCTGTACCAGTTTCCGTTCTTCTTATTCTGCCAGACAGAACCAGCTCTAGGGTTTACGTGGGATATCATTACTAATTGTCACCCCCATAGAACCGCTATGCTCGATCTTGTCTTTAAACATGCCAAGATGACGGCCGGCCAGCTCATACGCCTTTAACCGATCGCGTGGCTCCACTCCGCGCCTGTTCTGCGCGATCTCACGGATATCTCGGAGTATTTCAGCGGCTGACCACTCTAGGCGTTCCATGCGTTCGCCCCTGGCGGCCTCAATGGCATCCGATACTGAAGTTTTCCGTAGGAGTTGATAGCCCTGTTCCATTGCTGACCTTACGCTATATCCTGCACGGATGGCCGCCTGCGTCGCGTTAAGGTCAATCAGGTATTCCTGCACGAATGCTTGCTGTTTGGCCGTTAACGGCATAGGACCACCTCCAATAAATTTAGTGTTGACTTCGTAAATGCGTAATGCTATATTTATCTCAAGAACTTCGCAAATGCGAAAAGGAGACGATGAAGATGGAATACGGTAAAAAGTACAAAGTCGAAATCTTTGGCGACATTGAGTTTGTAACCTATCTCGGTATGCGTTTCAGTCAAAATTTCAACTTCGGTAAAGGTTGCGATGTCTACTTGCTTGAACGGGAAGAAGATGGATCTTGGATTGAATGCCTTCCCGAATATGTGAACTGGGAAGAGGTGCAAGCATGATTCTGCTCGAAGTCATTACAGCCAAAGAAGCGGCTAAACTCTTAGGAGTTACGCCGCGCCAGGTACAGAATATGTGTAAAGCCGGCAAGCTCGAATGCCGCTATGCCGACGGTGTTTGGTTGATTCTTAAAAACTCGTTAGGAGGTAGCTAATCATGCGAAACTTTTTTAAATCAGATAGTTTCGACGCAATTCTATTATGCTCGATGTTCGCTGGTGCGGTTTTAATGCTTGTCATATTCGCTAAATAGTAAATGGGAACGGCCCGCAGCAATTGGCGGGCCCTTCGTCCGTTTTGGATTCCCTATATATAATGCCGTTTCGTATCCCCTACCGTACCCCTTTTATTTTTGCCTTCGCGCTCTCTATCCTTTTCTGCACTACGGATTTAGATATCCTAAGCTCCCGCCCTATCTCCGCCATGCTCAGCCCGTGTGCAGTATGTAGCAGGAAGCACTGCCGTTCACGGTTCGATAGCTTCATGAGGATCTGCACGAGCTCAACCTTCTGCGCTTCCGTCGCCCGCAGCTCTTGTCGTGCCGTAGTGGACGCCGGCAATAGCTCCATGTCCATGAGGATGGACCGACTGTAGGCGTCATGGATGTCCAGGCCGCGGCGCTTGTGCGGTTCTCTACCTGTCCTCATCCACTCCATCGCATAATGCATATCCGCTATCATATCTTCGACGATGGCAAGCTCGTCCATCATTTCGGGATCTTGCAGCTTCTTGCGATAGGCGTCAAGCTTCTTCTCACTCTGCGCGTACTCCTTGCGGAGCTTCTCAACCCACGTTTTCATGCCAATCCCCCTATTCGCGCTTTAACCGCCTGCATTAACGCCTCTTGTCCCGTTGCCTTCCGCGCTAATGCCTGGATAACGTCCTCATCGATCGTACCTTCTGCGACCAGCTTCATCACGACGATTCGCCGCATCTGACCTTGACGGTGTACCCTGGCGTTAGCCTGCTGCTCTTCTTCAAGGCTCCACGAGTTATCAAACCAGACCACGGTCTGACACGAAGATTCCTGCAGATTAAGACCGTGCCCCGCTGACTTCGGATGTAGTAGTAATAGCGGTGTTTCATCAGCGTTCCAAGCGCGAATATCCTCAACCCCATCACGCCCTTTCCGTAATGTTTTCGCCTGCGGGAATCGCTCTTGCAGCCGCACAAGACTATGCTGGAAGTTATAGAACACCATCACGGGCTTACCCTGCGCGGCCTCAATGATGTCTTCCAGCGCGTCGAGCTTGGCGTCGTGAATATGCTTTGTGCCCTTTTCCTCATCGTACACCGCACCAGAGGCCATCTGCAGCAGCTTCATAGACAGCACAGCGGCCGTTTGCGCCACGACGTCAGCATCCTGGTATGGTAACAGAAGTTCACGCTCCAAACGCTTGTACAGGGCTCCTGCGGCGTCTGACAGCCTAACAGGCTTAACTACGTCAACGCGTTCGGGTAGATCCAGCCAGTCCTCGGCTTTCATGCTCACCACAATATCTCCGATCACCTCATAGATCCGCTCTTCCGACGTCTGCTTCGGCCTCCAATCGTAAACGACGTACCCGTTACGTGCGCCAGGTGAGAAATACCGTTCACGAAAGCCGCCCATGGTCTTTCCTAGCCGTTCGCCCTGGTCCAATAGATAGATAGGTGCCCATAGATCCTCTAAACCGTTAGGGGACGGCGTGCCTGTCAGGTGCACCATACGCTTGATGAACGGCCGCACACGTTTAAGCGCCTTGAAGCGTTTACTCTGCGGGTTCTTGAAGCTGCTCGATTCGTCAATGACGACGGTCTCAAACGGCCACTTGCTGCCGTACTCAGCTACCAGCCATTCCACATTTTCGCGATTGATAACATAGATGTCTGCCGGCGTGGCTAGCGCCTTCCTGCGGGCCGCTGCGCTGCCAAGGACTTTGCTAATGGTCAGGTGCCGCAAATGGTCCCACTTCGATACCTCACGCGCCCATGTGTCCTCTGCGACTCGCAGCGGCGCGATCACTAGCACGCGGTTATCTTCGAAACAGTCATTCATAAGCCGATCGATCGCGGTTAACGTGCTAACTGTTTTCCCTAAGCCCATCTCTAAGAACAGCCCGATATACGGCGTGTCCAGTATGCGCTCGATGGCGTGCGCCTGGTATTCATGCGGAACGAATTTCATAGCAACTTGCCTTCCTCTCTCAGCCGCTGCAGCTTCTTTAAGATAGCCGCCTTCTTCCGCCCTGGTATGCGGATACCGGACTGATAGCCTGTCTCGATGTACTGCCGTCTCAGCTCGGCAACCTCTGCTTCGGTCCAGGCCAGCATACGCTTGCCGCCACCGTACAGCTTCTTGAGGCGTTCGATACATGCTCCTGTCGTCCGGCCTGGTATGTCCATCTGCTTGTATGGGACGCCGGTCTTATGCTGCGCTAATAGCAGCGCGTCTTCGCGCTTCGTCCAATAGTTGAGTGGCTTATAGCCGGCTTCATGCTTGCACAGCTTCCGGTTAACGGTGCTCGGCCGTTTCCACTTCCCTAGCACCAGCGTGCGGAGGCGCTGATACTTCGCCGCATAGCTGCGCCCTGGCAGCTCGATGCTGCGGACATCGCAATAACGGCCGGACTTCTTGAAGTGCTCCAACAAAGCAGCGTCTTCTGCCTTCTTCCACTTATTCGCCATGCGCGCAATCATGCCTGCACCCACTCTATGAAACTCGCTATGCCTTCCACGCTATCGATCACAAAATGATCATGCCCCATGCCCTTCAGCTTCTTCCGCCAATACTCCTGCAGCGGCTCAAGTTGCTTACCAGGTGCTTTCATCTCGACGAACGCGACGCGCCCACCAGGTAGAATGACAATGCGGTCCGGTACGCCGGACGCGCCTGGTGATGTCCACTTACACGCCGCCCCGCCAATCTTCCGAACTTCAAAAACTAGCTTTCGTTCCAGCGCTGATTCTCTCATCTCAAAACCTCCGATTTTATGTTTTGTGCCGCGTGCCGCAAAAGTGCCCCAACATATATAAATCATCATTTAACCTACTTTATCATGCTATTTTATAGGTTAAACACTATTTTATTTACTTTACTATGATTTAGCGGCACAGCGGCACACATATAGCTCAAACCCAGTGATACCAAGGGTTTCAGCTTGTGCCGCTAGCGGCACACAGCGGCACACAGCGGCACACTTTTGTAACGTGCTACGGGACAATGTGTGCCGCTAGCCTTTAGCGGCACACCTAGCGGCACAACCTTAAACCCTCTCAAAAACACGCTGCAAGCCGTACCCTGGTACGCGGAATTTCGTCGGCCGTTCCATCCATCCTGGCATGTTTCGCATGATGGTGCAGATGTCTTTCGAATCCCACATCTTCATATCTCCTTTGCGCCGGCCTAAAGCCTCTACCCATATTTGAGCCGCGCAGCAGATAGTTCGCTGCTCGAACGTGTCCGGATCATCATCGTTTAGCCACTCCTCAATAATTCCCGTCCGCTCATCGTTTTCCATATGCGCAGCTTGTTGGCGTTCCGCTTCCTTGCCAGCATCTCTATCCAGCAGTAGTGTCTCCCCGCCCCGATACCAGCACAACACCTCAGCCCATATTTGGCTTACTTCCGTTTCGGTTAAATGCTCCCACTGGTCCTTAGCCGCCCTTGCCGGATCAACCTCGATCGGCCAGAACCGTCTATTCCCTGTTGGATCCTTCAAGAAGTTGCGGTTGTTCGTGGTCCCGAAGAAGATGCATTTACGCGGGAACTCTGACACCTGGCGATCATACGCCACCCGATACCTATCTTCCGTCTTCGATAGAAACGCCTTCACGTCTTCAAAGTCCGACTTGTTCATAGCTGACAGCTCGCCGATTTCGAAGATCCAGCCATTCTGCAGATGTTCCCCGGCTTCCTTATTATCGAACGTCCGCAGGCTATCGCTGAACCACTCCCGCCCAAGCTTAGAGAGTAACGACGATTTACCCGCGCCTTGCGGTCCGAGAAGCACGGCCACCTGGTCGAACTTCGCCCCTGGTCTGTACAGCCGCGTCACGCCCGCCAGCAGCATCTTGCGCGTTACCTGTCTCACATAGTGCGTATCGCTTGCGCCCAGGTAATCCACGAATACCCGTTCAGCCCGCGGTATGCCGTCCCACGCAACCGCCTCGATATATTGCTTGATGGGGTGGAACTCGTTACGGTGTACCACTTCCGCAAAAGCGTTTTGAATCGGCCGGTTAATCTTGATGCCGTGCTGCACCTCGAACCAGTGCAGGAGACGCTTATCGTCAGCGCCAGACCAGGGCTCATACTTGCGGTTATCCATCTTTCGCCCTCTCCACGGCAGCGGCTTTAGCACCACTTCTGTATTCGCGAATGCATCATACCCAAGCACGCCCTGCCATGCGCCATGGCTCAGGATAAGCGCCACGTTACCCGCAGTAGGCAGCACGGCGCCTGTCTTGTGGTGCAGCTCTAAGCGCTGCGCCCAATGGGTTTCACCGCCTTCCGGCTCGTCGTTAAAATCCTCGCCGTCGAACTCCGCCGCCATCTCGGCACCCTTCAGCCGCTTAAATCCGTCCTGTTGCACCGCCCAACGCTCCATAGCGGTGTGACTCGGCCGCTTGTTATGCGGGGTATTCTCGTGTACGCCGTCGTCCAGGTGCCCGAACTTATGCACCCGCACCAGGTCGAACAGGTTATAACTCCGGCCGTCTGCGATCGGGTCGCTGTCCTGGTGCGAATACGCTAGATCCTGTTCGGGGTACACTTCGAGGCCGTTACCGCTATTCCCCGCTAAATACGTGTAGCGGTTTGTCATGCTGCCTTCCTCGTACACATCCGCCAGGAACTCCGCGATGCCTTCTTCGATGGTATAGGCCCTGCAGAAGATGCCAATCGTGCCCTGCTTCTCGTGCGGGTCCTGCGCCTTCTTGCCCGCCGCTGCCACGTCGCGAACGTCCCGCGGATGCCGCGGCCAGCTCATCACGTCACGCCAATCCGCATAAGTGGCGAGCACGGTGTCCACACTAAGCAGGTCGCCCTCCGCCACTTCAAACACCGGCGCGGCGTCCTTCGAGCAGCTAGGCATGTACATCAGCCGAGCGACATCGAACGTCGTGTGATCGAACTTCTCCATACCGATCTGCTCCGCCACGCGCCGAGACACTGCCGTGTACTCGTCCGGCGTCATGTCGCGGTCACACGGTACGATAACGCGGTATTTATGCTTGTCCGGGCGGTGAGAGTGCGTGCTGTATACCAGATACGCGCTGCCGCCTAACACGAGCTCCACGTCGAACAGGAAGCCCTCGTCGGCGTAATCCGCGTCCAGCGTCAGCACCGAGCGCGAGTCGATGTTCTCCTTCTTCCGCCGGCCGCCGCGTACCAGGCCGCCCACGAATGCAGGACCGTCCTTGACATTCCCCTGGTCTGCCTTGCTCATGGCGTCGTACTGCGCCACCGTCTCCGCCGTTCTGCGAACCTTCCCTAGCCGCTCGACAAGCTCAGGCCATTCTATATAGTTAGCTTTCCAATTCGTATCGCTTCTGTGCTTGCCGAACGATATCGCCAGGTCCCGCATTGTTTCCCCTCCTAATAAAATCCGTTCCAATAGATAAGGCCTAAGATGATAAGGACCGGAATAGATAACGCCGAAAGCACCCATAACAGGATACCAAACCAATACGCCGCGAAGATTACTCTTTCCCGCACATTCCTCAGTCCTTTCTTACGCCAGCATCTCTGCAAGGTCAAGTTGATCGGCTAACGCCTTGCCGAGATACCACGCCACGCGGCTTGCTACGCCGTTTCCAACGATACGGTATTGAGCCCCCAGCGACATATCTGGTATGACGTACCAATCAGGTACAGATTGAATGCGAAGGCATTCGCGAACGGTGAAGCGTCTTGGCGCTGGCAGTATTTCCGTCGGCTTCTTATTCCCGTAAGTAGCAAGCATAGTTCTAGCTGGGTCATTCATATCAGCAATAGGCATAACCCCGAAATTCGTTTTGCTTTTTCCGTCGAGTATGTTTTGGACATACTGCGGGAATTTTTCGGCGTTGTGGTTGTCGGGATAAAACACGCCATCGGGCCCACCTTTTGCAATATGCGCGGTCAAAGTGTTGTATGGCTTGTCCATTTCCCCTGGCGGGTGCTTTTTAAACCAAGTTTCATAGCCGCCATTTGCTAACCTTTCCGCTGTAATAGGTCCGAGCGGCTTTGGCTCATGATTATTAAATGGCTCCGGCAAATCCCCGATCACATCCCGCAGCACTTGCGTCCGAACGTCTCCCGGCTCCGGTTGCGGAAACTCATACGAGAATCCCAAATCTTTCCGAATGCCGACAATGAAAACCCGCTCGCGCTTCTGTGCCACGCCGTAATCCCAGCTAGAAATAAGCTTCCATGATACCGTGTAGCCGATCTCATCAAACGCCACAAGCAGCGCGTCGAACGTGTGACGGTGTTTCTTCTGTATTAACCCCTTTACGTTCTCAAAGATGAACGCTTTCGGCTGCTTTACTTCAATAAGGTTAAGATAAGTCCAGACCAGCTTGCCGCGTTCGCCATCCTCCCCAGCGCCTGCTCCTGCCACGCTGTAGTCTTGGCACGGTGGTCCACCTGCGATAATGTCCGTATCAGGTATGTCTGCCGGATCAATCTGCGTTATGTCGCCAAGCGTGATATGGTCGCCTAAGTTGTGTTTGTATGCTGCGACTGCTGTTTTCTCGAAGTCGTTCGCCCATACAAGCTTGAACCCCGCCGTTTTAAGTCCGACGGCCATTAGCCCGCCGCCAGCGAATACCTCTGCGACGGTGTAGCCGTTATCCGGCTGCTGTGGTGTTACATCGTAATTCATTGGCCCATCCCCCTTTAACCTTCTTAGCAGCTCTCCTGCCCCGATGCCTGCCGACGCTAGCGTCTCAAGCGGATAAACATTCGCGGTGCTCCCATTGAAGGCGTGGCCGTCGATTGTACCGCACGGTTTATCCCATTTCTGAAAAGCCAACCCGAAGCCCTTGCCCTCCGCCCTCGCCTTTTCGCGCCGTTCCAACGATGACGGGAGAAGTAGCCGCAACTCGTGATTCTCAATCACTCTAATCAATCCTTTCGATAGAACTCGCACTCATAACCGTCAGACGTGAGCGGCAAACCTGGCGACCACGATATAGGTCTACTCATAAACCAAGACACGTCTTCCACTCCGCCTATCTCATTTGGAACGTCCAAAACTACCTCATCATGGACATGTATGGCGATGTTGTAGCCCGCCGCGTCCAGCCGCATCATGCTTTCCGCCAAACAGTCACGCGCGATAGCTTGTACCAGGTTCTCCACGAGCTTCCCGCCGTAGGTGGTCTGTTTGCACCAGAGTTTTTTCAGCTGGTCCATGCCGTCGAAGGCGATAACCTCTTTTCCGAAGTTGCCCGGCTCGAGTCGTGGGTTCCAGTACGCCAGGCTCCGGCCGCTTGGCAGGTCTGCAAACAGAACGCCGCCGCTATAGCGGTATTGTACGCCATGCTTCAGCTTGACTGTCGTCTTCTGACTTATCGCCGCGATTGCTGCCCGTTCTGCTTCATACCATAAGGATACGATATTCGGGTTAGCATCTCGCCATTGCTTGACCAAACCTGGGAGCTCGTCCTCCGCGATTCCACCTTTAAGTGCACCCATAGCGATGAGGGCATTTGGACCACCTTGGTACCCACAAGCAAGCGTTGCCACTTTACCTTTGGCGCGTAACGCATAATTCGCATGCCCCTTTTTAATGGTTTCGATCGCTACACCAAACATCTGCGCGGCCGTCGCCTCATAGATCTTGCCGTGACCGCGGAACACGTCCAGCACCCACTCTTCATCGGCTAACCATGCAATCACTCGCGCCTCGATAGCGGAGAAGTCGGAGACGATGAAGCGTGAGCCCTCGGACGGGATGAACGCGGTACGAATGAGCTGTGAGAGGACAAACGGCGGAGCGCCAAAAAGCATTTCCAAGGTTTCAAACTCGAATGAACGCAATGTCTCCCGCGCAAGCGTAAGGTCTTCAAACTTGTTTTGCGGTAAGTTTTGAACTTGAATGAGCCTTCCGGCCCATCGCCAAGTACGATTAGCCCCGCAGAATTGAAGCAGACCACGTGCCCTTTCATCTGCGCATATACAGCGCGCCATCGCGTTGAATTTATCGACACTGGTTTTCCCCATTTCCTGCCTAATCTCAAGCATCCGGCGAATATCGCTGGCAATGTCACCGGCCAGCAGCTCGTTCACTTGCTCCTTCGCCAGGCCGTCTGGCGTCTCTAGGCCCTGCTCTGCGAACCATGCGCGGAGCTGCGCATTACTGTTCGGGTTAGATAGTCCGGTGATGTCCTTCGCTTCTTCCACCAGCCGAGCGTCGTACAGCTCGTCTAGCTCCTGCGCAGCCTTCACAAGCACGGGATCCAGCCGCACGCCCCTATCGTTAATACGTTGATCCAGCGCCCACAAATCCCACTCATGCTGTGGTACGGGGAAGCGCTCGAGCTTGCGAGCTACTTCCCTCTCCACGACAACATCCTGCCGGCAATAGGCTTTATACTGTTCCCACTTGTCCGGTGCGTGCTCTGGTAGGTTACGTGTCCTGCCGCCGTTCACCTTCGTCGGCTTGCATGGTGTTGAGAAGTACTTGATAAGCGCCTTGCCCGCTGCGTCCTTCTGCGCGTCCAGGCCGAGCACCTTCGCGACGTTATCCAATCCACTTGGCAAGCCTAGCGTCAGCGCGTGGACGGCCGTACAGCGCCACTGGCGAGCGTCACACTCGATGCCGAAGTGCTTCGCTATAGTGGTTCGCTCGAACGCGGCGTTAAACGCGGTTTTGATGACGTTCGGATTAGTTAGATCGTTCAACACCCACGACGGCAGGCTATCATAGTCGTATAACAGGTCCACGACTTCCACCGGCTCATTATCATAGGCATAGGCGAAAAGGAGAATTTCGAAGTCGGGCGACTCCACATATTTATGTACACCCGACTTCAACAGGTCCACGCTGCTGTATGTCTCAACGTCAATGCGGAGAACGGTCACAACGTCTTGCCCCCGTGCCGATTCGGCCGCGTCGCGTTATACGCCATCTTCTCGGTAATCATGGCCTCCAAGTCGATGCCATGTTCCCCGCAGAAGTCGAAGATCCGAATGCATACGTCGGCAAGCTCCGACGGGATGCCGCACGGCTTGCCGCCAGCCGTTAGGCCATAGTTAGCGCCTTTTAGCCCGTCTTTCTCGTACCACGTTTCATTGATCTCGCGGCCTTCCCGATAGTCTTCAACCGCCTCGGAGAGCTCCGAGTGGATAAGCGCAATAACGTCGCCAAAGCTGCGCGGCTTATCGTGCCAGCCTTTCTCCTTCGCGTTCTCGTACGCTTCGCGGCATAGCGCGTTAATTGGTTTTCTCCTAATCTTGGGTACCTCCCACGTCGGCTTCGGGAACATCATCGCATAAAGCGCGCTTACGGCCTTATCTGCTTCATGCTTTGGTGTTTTCACCTCGCCGGCTTCAACCTTCGCCAGCCAATCCAGGTATACGCGTCCCTTCTCCAAGTCTTCGAGCCCGTTCTTCAATTGAAAGCGGCTTGTATATTTAATCACGTTACCGAGCAGATAACCCTTGTACTGCTCCGGTGTGAGCTTGTCCTTGATATAGTCAATCACTTCAATTTTGCCGGATGTATAGTGCTTTGGTTTGTTCACGTTATCCATGGTTTACCCTCCGATTATTTAGGGCCCCGAAGGGCCCGCAGATTTTAAGCTAAAAAGTCGTCGTCGCCGTCAAGGTCGAAGTCTTCATTTTCGAAGTCGCTCGCCACATTCGCACGGCCTGCCAGCGGTTCGCCGTCCTGCACCTTCACCACGTTATTGAGGCCAGCCGCTACACCGCGATTACCGTTAGCCGAGAACGGATAGAAGTTGATCGAGACTTTTGCATAGCATCCGCTATAGACTTCCGTCTCGTCGTCAATCTCCTGGAATTTTGTTTTGCCGTCTGCGCCCTTGCCGATCGGCTTTGCAATACCAGGTTTGTTCTTCGAAGTTGCATTGAGGAACCACATGCCAGCGTAATTCTCATCATCGCCGCGTTCTGCGTCGCCATCGCGCAGCGGTGTTTTGAGGTTAGCGGGAATCTTGCCGCCGAAGTGCGACGCCTTTCCCTGCTCCGTCGCTTCTGCGATCGCTTCGCGGATCTTGCGGACCGTTTCAGTATCGGTTTTTGGAATCAGAATTGCCGTGCTGAATTTCGGTTCATTGCCTTCAATTGCACGAGCTTGGAATAGGTTCGCGTAGCTCAGTCTTACTTTACCTGTAATCACTTTAGTTGCCATTTGTTCATTTCCCCTTATAGGTTTATTGGTCTTCAAAATCTTCTGATGCAAAATCTCCTGCAACACTGTTAATCGGCGGACGCTTGTCCGTCTCGACAACGAGCGCCGGCTTGCCTGGCGGCTTGACGATTAAATCTCCAATAAGTGCGTTAAGCTCTTTCTTACCGATCCGCTTTTCTAGCTCCGTGATGCCTAGAAGCTCGTCCGGTTTAAGGAACGTTTCACTGTTGTATTTATCCAGCAACTTAACTATGGCCGCTTCACTGTCAACGATCTTCCGCACGCTGCGCCCTTCGACTAGCTTCCATCCTGGAACGGTGTTGCCTGCAGCGGCTTGCTGGAATGCGTATTCTTGGATATCCTTCGCCCACGTTTGCAAGTTTTCCGCAATGGTGAGTATAGGTCCGATTTCTTCGAGAGATAATAAGGCAGGCTCTTTAAACTCATGCGCCAGGAGCTGCATGTTCTCGTCGGCCCTTGCGCGGCAGTTGCCTTTGATTTTACACCAGCGGCAGTGCTCGCCAGCTTTGAAGTCTCCCTCACCACGAAACGCGAGCTCTGCGGCCGGTTTAACGATCGTTTCGGCCCATGCAAGCAACTCACCGATTTCCATCGTGGCCGTGCTGATGTTATCAAGTCGAGGCTGCACAATAGTCATATTGACAGTTTGAATGTCATACAAATAAGCATAGCTTGTCCAAGCACCAAGCGCGTAGAGCCTCATCTGCGCGTTACCTTCAGCGGATACTGGCACGCCCTTTCCATACTTCAAATCGATGATGTCCATCACGCCGTCACTGATGATTACCACGTCACCCGTGCCGAAGCCTTCCGGCACCCACTCGGAAAAGTCGAGCTGTTCTTCGAGAAGTATAACCGCGTCGGCGCTACGTTCAAGTGCTGCATGGTATCGCTCGATGACGTAATCACAGTAAGTCGTGCAGTAATCACGCATCTCGATGTTATAGTGCGGGGCATCCGCTACAAACTCTTGATAAAGAGCCACGTCCGCACCATCGTTTCCGCCAAGCTCGCAGCGCAGCATAATCTCGGAAAGCTCATGCGCCACGGTGCCTTCATCGGCGAACGCGCTGCGCTTGTCTGGGATGCTCTCCTGCGCCCTGGCCGATGGCGGGCAGTTAATCCATTGTGAAGCTTTTGAAGCGCCTAGTAACGCGTGGCCGCGTTCGGCGTGGCCGCTCATAGCGCCTCTAGATCTTTCTTAAAGGCTATACGGCTTTCCTGTGGCACCGCCGTAACGCTTGCCGCGCCGTATTTATCGAGCAGCGCCTTAACTGCTGGCTTGCCAGCGCTTTTCGCCTTATCCGCCGCCAATGAGCGGAGCGCTACGTCAGACGGGATGTTTTCAGCCGCTACACGCTTCTCGGCTTCTTCTGCTGCAGCCGCCTCATCCTTTTTCATTTCGGCCGCTTTCCGCGTATGCGCAACCGCTTCTTCAATCGCGGATGTGTCAACCGTCGAAACCGTCGTTTCTGCTGGAATGTTTGCCGGTGCCATTGTTGCGATCGTGCCCGCCAGGTCTGCGACCAGTGCGCGAAGATCCGAAGCGTTCGCCGCTTGAATCGTGATTTGAATAGGTACTAAATTCATGTGTTCCAATCCTCCAATATGTGTTATAT